CAAATATTGATGGCATTGTCGATGTGGTAAAGACTGTTATTTATACTCAGTCTAATGACGATGTAGTGTGGCAATTGATATTAAATCCCACACTAACCGGATCAACATTTGCTAACTCAGGAGGATACGTTGAATTAGATACAGCAGCGACAGCATTAACTGGGGGAACGATTTTAGATTCTGGATTTTTAAGGCAAGGCGAAAACAGCCAACTATCCTCATCTGATTTGTTAAAACAAGTTAGCTCATTTCTTGGATCAACGATTGATGGAACTGCTGACATTATAACTTTATCGGCATCGTCAAGAACGACTCCAGCAGATGTATTAGGATCTATTACTTGGAGAGAGTTTTAAAATGATAAAATTAAGTTGGTATGATTTTAAATCAATTTGTAATTCAAAAAAAATGCTCATGCAATTAGAGGCTGAAACTGAATCTTATCGATTAGCAGCATTTGACGGGCCATTAAAATATACGACATCAATATTAAAACAATCGCCAGCTAGTAGCGATCAATTAGACTATGAAAACAATTATGCTTCATCTGTTAATTTAAGGATAGATAAAATTGACGCAGAAACTGGAGGAATTACGATAAGTCCAAAATGGGCTCCAGAAGGATGGCATCAATGCTACCATGAAATAGAATGGGAAACTTCTAAATTAAATTCAGTACATGATAAAAGTTATAACAATATTGACAATGGATATACCGTTTTAAAATTTTACGACATAAATAACAACGAGCTAACTGCGCAACAAAATTTGGACACTGATTGTGTTTTAACTCAAATAGATTTTATGCCTACGTTTGACTACTCAATAAAATCCGGTCAAGTAGCGCAGTTATCGTCTCCGAATAGCGCAATATATTTATGGGCTTTGGCAGCTCCTGATCTCGCGGATCAGGTATTTTGTGACGGTGGAATCAACATGGAGTTTATTGGTAATAAAGCTTTGGTGGGATTAGATGGGACTGCCGGAACTATGATGCACTACAATGGCGGGGTTGGAAGTAATAAAATAAGATTTATAATAAGGCATCAGGCTGGAGTTAAACATAGAATTCAAGCAATATTCGAATATTTTAAGGCACCATAAATGCGCAACACAACTAAATGGATTATTTTATTCACTATCATTGCACTAATTATTTATGACATCGTAGCGTATTTAGCAGGCGTGAATGCTACTTTGTCAGTCGTGATAACTGATTTTTCTTTTTACACTCCGTGGGTTCCTTTTGCTTTTGGATTCCTAATGGGACATTTTTTTGCGCCAGCTAAACGGAGTATTGATGATTAAGTATTTAAAATTCAGAGATAAACTAAGAGAAATACATATAGAGCCCGAATACAATAATCTTAAATTAAGGATTAGAGGTTCGGAAGCTAGGCCATATGTATGGGTTGTCCACGGTTATAAAAACAGAAATCGCATTGAGGAAAGTTTGGCTAGAATGATGTTAAAGCCAGCACAAGGTTTTCATGTCGATCATATAAATGGAAATTCATTAGATAATAGGTTGCAAAACTTAAGAATTGTTACCCCTAAGCAAAACATGCGAAATCAGTCCGTTACAGAACGTAGATTGCCTCGTGGAGTTTTTAAACATAAGAAAAAATTAAAAGCGCAAATTACTGTTAATATGAAAACAATTCATCTTGGGACTTTTGATTGTCCTGCTATGGCACATCTTGTTTATTTGAATGCAAGAGAAAATTATTATGGGAAACAATTTAGAAACTTTCCAGCTAAAAGAAGTGAGGATAAGTAGATGGCAAAATTTTACACATGGTCAGAAATTAGAACAAAGATAGAGCAGGATCTCGATCTTGAAGACGAGGTATTTGTACGTCCTGCTGAATTACTTTCTTATACAAACGAAGCTATTGACGAAGCCGAAGCTGAGATACATGGGCTTTATGAAGACTATTTCTTGTCGCGGAGCAATATAAGTTTAGTATCTGGTACAGATGAATACGCGCTCCCAACAAACATTTATGCGCATAAAATTAGAAGGCTAGTTTATGATAATGGCGGACGGGTTTATACTATTGAGAGAGTAAAAGATTGGAATAAGTTTGAAGAGTATTCCATTCAAAGTAATTATGGCACGGGTGAGATTTACAGATATTTTCTGTTAAACTCGACACCAGGGGAACCGAAAATTCTCCTTCTGCCAAAAGCAATTGAAACAGGGTCTTTTGTAAAAATTTGGTACTTACGAAATGCTAATAGACTTGAAGAAGATACAGACATTTGTGATATCCCTGAGTTTATTAACTTCGTATTTCAATATGTGAAAGTTCGCGTATATGAAAAAGAAGGGCATGCAAACTTACCAAAAGCTATTCAGGATCTTGAGCAGCAGAGACAGCAAATGACTAGCACTCTTGCTTCCATGGTTCCTGATGCTAGCAATGAAATTGAAGCAGATTTATCTGCGTATGAGGAGATGAGCTAATATGGGTGCAGAATCAGTAATCCTTAGTGATGAGCAATTAGAAAAAGGTTGGCAAAATAAACCTTATGAAAAAATGAATGAATCACAACGACGTGCTTTTGATAGAGACAGACTCAACAAAGCAGCAAGCGGTATTATACGTCCTGAATTCACAGGACCATCAGCTAGTACAACAACACAATCTGTACTTGGTGGTCTTGTAGATCAAACTAAATGGGATACTCGCGCTTCTGATGCTGTAGCAAAAGAAGCTCTTAGATCGGGACCATCTGCTTGGCGTGGAATGATGGATCAGCAAATGGCTACAAAATATTCTGGTCTAGCGGATCAACAAGCGCAACAACAAGCAGGTCAATTAGGACAGGCTCGTTCTGCTCTTGCTATGCGTGGAGGTCTTCGAGGTGGTTCTGCTGAAAGACTTGCAGGACAAGGTATGCAGCAAGGTTTACTTGGTCAGCAAAGACTTGCTCGACAGCGTTCTGAAGAAGGTATGGGTTACAATGTTCAAGATGAACTTAATCGTTTGTCACAACTTGGACAGCTTGGTCAGATGGATGCTGCAAAAGCTGCATTCCAAGGACAGCAATCGCAATTTAATATTGGCGGCGCTCTTAATACCCTTGGTCAAAGAAATCAATTTAACCTTGATAAGTACAAAGAACAGATGGCGGATCTTGGTGCGCAAAGAACTTCTTTTGCTACTCAATACGGTAAAAAATGATAAAGCTTGTTCCGGTAAACTATATTCCAGAAGTGCATTATCCAATACTAGCAAGTTGGTGGAAAGCGCACGGATGGCCTGCAATACCTGAGAAATTTTTACCTTCTCGAGGTTACGTTGTAGAAAATTTAGCTGCTGCATTTTTATATTCAACTGATTCACACGCTGCAATTATGGAGTGGACAGTTGGAAATCCTAAAGCTTCAGGCAGAGAAGTTTACCAAGCAATCAGAACTCTTGTTAACCATATTTTACAGGTGGCTCAAGATGACGGTTTTGATGTTGTTTTTACAGCTTTAAATAAAAAGGGTTTACTTAAGGCCTACGAAAAAGAAGGCTTTAGAGCGACAGACTTAAATATGACTCACATGATTTGGAGGAGGAGTTAATTATGATAGGAACTGGAACCGCACTTGCTTTAGCTGGTGGTGGATTGTATGGGGCAGCTAAAGGATACCAAAATAAAAAAGCATCTGAGAGAGATAGATTTATTAGATCAGAAACAATTAGAAACTCTCCTTGGACTGGTATGTCTGATCCTGGTGAAACACAAAGAGCCGGGATGCTTGATTCAATAGCACAAGGTCTAATGGCTGGTGGAATAGCAGGTAAAGCTTTATCAGGTTTATCTAGTCCTACAAATGCTCTTTTAAAAGGATCAGGTACACCAACTATGACATCTGCTTTAAGCCAAGATGTTTTAAATAAACAAATTTTAACAAATCCAGCTTTACAAAGAAATTCCACATGGTTGGATTTTCTAACGGAACCAGCTTAAATTTAAAGGTGTAACTTATGAATGATGATCAAATTCAGCAAATGCTTTTAAATATGTATGGCACTCCTTACAAGGGTATGGCTAATGCAACTCCGGTAAATCCTAAGATGATAGACCCTACGATGCTAGCATGGCAAGGTCTTTCAGGAGCTCCTGCTCCCAAACCTCAAGCTTCTGCATCACAGGCACAACCACAAGGGCAACTTCCTCTAACAGGTTATTCTATATCACCTGGTCTTTCTACTGCTGAAAGTGA